CAAGTACGGGCAGGTTAAGGCGGGGCGTAAGGTTGCGGTACTCGGCAAGGGTACAAGTTTTGAAGCGTTGAGTTTTAACCCTGATGTCGCAAAACTGTATGAATTAAAACGCTGGAACCTGTCCACCATTATTGCGAAGTTTGGAATACCGCCGAGGGTGGCAAACATTTATGACAAGACTTCTACATTCAGCGGAAAAGATACAAAAGAACAGCACTCCGCTTTTTGGCAATATACCCTTATACCTCTGTTACGCCAATTTGAGCAAATACTTGAAAGCAAATTTTTCATGCGTTTCAACCTTAAAGAGACGGGAAGGTTTGACCTTTGGGATATTCCTGAATTGCAAGAAAATGAAGACTCGCAAAGCAGAAGGGATATTGCGGAAATACAAGCCGGAATTAAGACAATCAACGATGTATTAAAGGAGCGCGGAAAGGAACCGAAGCCCTGGGGTGACATATGGCATAAGCCCAAGAACTTAATCGCAACTTGCAACAGCAAGGGCGGTGAATAGGAATGAGGGGCTATGCAGGGGGAAACATTGTTGATTAGCAGGTCTATCAATAATCAAACATTTTTCAAAGCCGAACTTGAAAAACGTGGTTTCCCGAACGTAACGGTAACTGCCGCTGACAAAGACGGGTTAAACTTTGAAATTAACAAAGTAAAGCCAAAACTGGTCATTATAAGTGCCGGATTTTATTATTGTTCCACCGCTTACATGATGATGTTATTACTCAAAAATTTTCCTGAATTGAATATAGCGGCTGTATCAATGTCACCCTACCCTGCCAATCTTGCCAAATGGTTTATTTTTAACGGCGTTAAATCTTATTTCAATTTTTTTGACAATGCCGATGAATTTTTCAAAGGTTTTGACTGCATTAGGGATGGCAGACAATTTATATCCCAATCTGTAAAGGAGCATATTGAAAAGATGACAGAACGGCCTGAGTGTGCGGACAGTGCCAGTATGCGTGAAATTGAAGTTATCAAGCTAACTTGTAACGGTTTTACGGAGCCTGAAATCGGCGATACGTTACACATATCAAAAAGAACCATAACGCACCACAAGGAAAACATTTACGACAAATTAAATGTGCGAAACGAAAAAGAATTGATAGGGACGGCTATACATCTTGGCATGGTTAACCCTGACGAACTTATTTTCCGTCATAAGGATTACGGGGTTAAGTCTAAACGAAAAACGAAAAAATTACTGACGGAGAAGCAAATGATTAGGAGGGTAATTTAAATGATTATCAGAACCAAAAGCGGTAACTTCCAGACCGATAATGCTTCGGTACTACTTAATTTTTTGGGAGTGCAAAAAGAAGCGGCGGGAATTCAAAAGGTCGCGGGTGATGTTGAACTTATCGCCTCTGTTCCGTTTCATCTAACGGCAGACACTGAAACTGACAAAGGTTTTCCGTGGACGCTTTCAACATTCGACCTTGACCGATTTGATGAACGGATAGACCCGACGGGTTGGGATTTTAAGCGGTATGTGCAAAATCCTGTTGTTGAGTGGGCTCACAGATACGACATTCCGGCAATCGGGAAAATCGAGGGGCTTACTGTTGATGATAACGGGCTTCATGGCCTTGTGTTCTTCAACGATAAATCTTTTGACGCTTTCGGCTGGTCTATCGGGCAGCGGGTAAAGGCCGGAGTTATCAGGGCCGGCTCGGTCGGCTTCCGTGTTGTTGAAATTGAAATTCCCTCTAAAGAGGACAGCAGGGACGGAACTTCTTTAATCTTCCGTAAACAAGAACTTTTAGAATTTTCTATTTGCAATGTTCCCGCTAATCCGTTTGCGCTGGTCAAAAACATTGAGGTCGCCAAAACCGAACAACCACAGGAATTAAACTGCCCTGCATATTGGGGCGGGTTAATAAATAACTTTCAAGGAGAAGTCAGGAACGTTGTTCCTGTTCGATAAAATCTGCGGCTATACAGCCGCATAAATTAAGAGGTTAAATCATGGACGAATTGTTAAAAGCTATCAGGGAAAAGATAGCCACAATGAAGAAAATCGAGTTGACAGGGTTCACCAACACGGAAACGGCAACGGCGTATTTTCAGGAAAAAGAGGCGATACTTGAGGGGATTGTCAAAACACTTGAGACGGTTTCAACGCATGAGACCGCCGAAGTGGAAGCCCTGAAATCTACCGTCAAGGCTTTGCGGGAAGAAATCAAGGGGCAGGTGAAATCGCCCAGGGAACTTTCCCGCCGTGAACTGCTGTTCAATCTCGGCAAGGGCATTGCAGCGGCGTGGTCGGGAAATCACAAGGTACTGGCGGATTTGGCTTTCAGCCCTAACCTGAAATCCGATAACTGGACAAACCCGAAGGACGTGGCGTGGAGCGAAAAAGGCTGGACGGTCAGTAAGGCGGCTCTCGGTGAACCGATGGGGAACATGGCAACAAATGACCAGTACCTTATCAATCCGATTTACGAAACGGAGATAATGACCGAAGCCGCCAAAAAAAGCGTGATGATGAACCTTGTCCGCCATCGTCCTATGCTCGGTCCCTCTATCTTCCTACCCACCAGAGACAGGGGCGGCGTTCAGCTTAACTGGCTTACCGCCTACGGGCAGAAAATCGAAGGGAGCAAGCCCAAAGGTGCGGAGCGTGTCGAACTCAAGGCGTATACGCTGGCGGGGTACATTCCGTGGTTTGATGAATTCGAGGAAGATGTGTTCATCGACCTGGGGGCTATGTTCATTGATGAATTCCTTGAAACGTATGGACAGGAATTTGACCGTCAATGCCTGTTAGCCGATGATGACCCGTTCACCGGGGCGATGGCTTGTTCCGATGTTACCGAAGTGTCTATCAAGGGCAACACAATCAATGACTTGACGTGGAAGGACTTTAGGGACGCTGTGTATAAAGTCCCTGCCGAAGAACGCAAGGATTGTTCGTGGTTCCTCAATGAAACGGTACTCAACCATATTGCGAATATCGAGGACACTACAGGCCGTCCGATTTGGAGGCGGCCAACTGAAGCTATGCCGGGGCGGTTGGATTTGTACCCCTATCACGAGGTCTCAATCCTTCCGCAAATTGGCGATATTGGAGCCGATAAACCGTTCGCTATTTTTATGAATCCGAAAAGAATTCAGCATGGCAACAGGCGGGGTATCGAACTGAAAAAGTTTGACGCAACTACCGAAAGTCTTGAATATGGGGAACTCTTTTTGCGGTTCCGCAAGCGGGACGGTTTTTTGGTATCAAGGCCGAAAGACAACATTGTCATTCTAAAAACAAAAGCTGTATAAAAATCAGTCGTCCTACATCGGGGCGGCTTGTGTTGTTCTTTGAAATTATCAGGGAAGGATGATTTTAATATGGTAATCATATTTTAAGGAGGATATATCGGTTTATCAACCCTTCGGGTTGCGCAATGAAAAAGATTGCCAGGCGGTTATATGACCGCCTGGCATTGTCCGGCGGGATTGCCGGACAGCTTTCTTTTATGCTGACAGTTCCACACGGTAGGCTGGAGCCGTTTTTTCTGCGGCTGGTTGCTGTGAAAAACAGCAAAGGGAACATTTTGTTTTGTCTTTACATTCCCCGCAGACAGCAGACGAAACAAGGGCAGAGGAAAGCCCTTTGATAATGTAATCAACGGTCTTTGGCATTGAGAGCCCAAGAGCCCAAGCGAGACGGCGAACCGATACGGAAGCCATTGGCGAAAATTGCGGTGTATAGTACCGCTTCTGGTTTGTGTTGCACACAGTACAACCCCCTGGATTTGTAGTAGCCCTCACTTGCTAAGAACGAGGGACAGGAAGGGTGACTAAAGACCACAAATTGCGCCCTGTAACAAAAACCCACCGAAGGCAGGGGGTGGTTTGTTTTGGGATTTGTGGGCTGTAGCGCCCCTCGCCCTGCACGGGGCGCGCTCACAAATCCTATTGAGAACAAACCACTCCCCTGTTTTGGGTGTTAATCCTTTAAAAGCGGGAATAAATAAAATAGCATATTTTCTTTTGCTATAAAATATGTTCCATTAAGAGAAATCCAATAACAGATTCTTTCTCAATGATAAAATTAAGAACGACTATTGTTTTTTGCCTAAGTTCATTATTATTTTTTATTTTTTCGCTATTCTTTAAAATATATTGGCGTATATAACTTTCAATAAGAGATAGCGTATGCTCACTCAATTCTTTTTCGCCTGTAAAATGATTTTTAAGCATATAGGAAAGCCAGTCAATTCCATAATCAAAGAAGACACTTCCCACTCCGCATATTAATTTTACTATGGAATAAAGTGTCGATGGATGATGTCCTATTTTTTGTGTTATTTCATAAAAAAAGAGATGATGGCTTTGTTTAAACGTATGCCATGTGTTCGCATTCTTATTCCAAGAAACTCTTGCAAATAAATATGTTTCGATTATTTCATCTGAATATCTACTACTATCATTTGCATCAGAAATTATTTTTTCCTTAAAATAATTCCAAACATACCAAAAATTATTATCCGATTGTACTCTGTCCTCAACATAAATAAATTGATTAAAGAAAAGCTCACATCTCATGTATGGAACATTATCATAAAACGGTTGTAAATATATTGAAATTTCTTTTGTACTCATTTTTAAAATTGCTTCTGCGTAAACCGTACAAAAAGCATGCCCTATTTTATAGTTAAATCTATTATTATCATCAATTGATGACAAATAAGAAGCAAATATAGGAAGAACAAGGGGAATTATTATTTTAAAATCATTATGCTCGGGAATATTTGCTAGTATTTTGAATATCACCAAGAGATAAACAATTTCACTTTTTTTATTTATCTTTGAAATGTCCCTAATTATTGAATTATCAATAAATGCATTGAAAATATTTTCATTTTCTGAAAGAAATCTCTTCATCACATTTTTTTTCTCTACTGAGGCAAATTCATCTTTCATACGTTCTTCTTTTTGGACTATATATATTGTTTCATTGTATTTTGGATATAAAATAATATATGCGTATAAAATCGCTTGTGCATCGAAATGATTTATTTTATATAACTCATGTATTGCCTTGACAGCAAAATCAAAGAAAAATTCCATTGTATTCCCAACTGTAAAGGACTCAAAAAGTGCAAATAATAAAATTAATTTTACATCTTCTGTAGTTTCGGGGTAGTGTTTTGCAATATAAGGTAAAGACAATATAGCTTGCTCAACCCCATCACCAAATTGATAGTGATAATTAACGCTTCTTGAAAGTGTCGCATATTCAATGATTATATCTTTACATAGATTCTTATCGTCATCTGTTAAGATATTGAAATAATCACGTATTAATACAGCACTAACATATATAGGGGTTGAACGATAATAAGTCTGATAATAATCTGTTTTAGGTAAGTCTAAGACTTTTCTTAAATCATCCATAGCAATTTGAGGGTCATTCTCATATTGCTTATATTTTGATTTTTTTTCATTATGCTCGTATGCATAATGAGACCAGAGATTTAAGGACAGATATTCAATAGAGTCGGTGTATCTTTTTGTATTATCTTCGCTGTATTTTTCAAGATCAGGATCAAGTACAGGAACAAATTGAATATATGTTTGGGTGTTGTTTCTTATTACTTCAGGTTTCATTTTTCTTGTATCCATTCTGGCTAGACATAGGCGCCAATGCCTAATTTCATCCGTTTCGCTTTCAAAATTACCAACTTTTATATAATAACTATCAAGTATTAATCCGATTTCATCTCTGAAAGAGTTCGCTTCTTCAATAGTTTTAAAATAATTAAAAATTTGATATTTAAATAACAATGTTTCCAAATATTCCTGTCTATGCTTATCATCGCAAGTTTTTTGTCGTTCCTTATAAAAAACATCATTTTTATAATTAACCCCTGCGCCCAATGTATAAAGCGTTTTTGCTTCATGTTCTGATAATTGTCGTTTCATATCAAGTTCAAAAAAATCTTTTACCAGAAATAATATTTTTGCAACATTAAAACATTTCTCTGGATGAGCTAATACTATACTTGTTATAATAGCAGTTATTGAAGCTGATTTTGAATTTTTTATTAAATATAACAACTTTTCTTCTATTTTTTCATTGTTGTCATCATTTGCTACTTCAAGTAGATATTTTTCTAATGCCATGTGAATGGATTGTAATAAATAAGGTGAAGTTGGAGAACCTGTTCCTCTATACATACACCAAAGACAGTAACTGGCCCACTGTTCAATTTCCAAATCATTAATAATGACTTTTATTTTTTTCACACTAGAATCAAATTCTGAATTTGCATAAAACTCGATTGATTTATTTACAAAAGCTAAAATGAAGTCTATTGTATATTGATAATTGATCATTAAAAGGAAATATATTGGGGTTTGAAGTGCACTCGGGGGAAAATAGTCACTATGCAAATGGCTTTCAAGATTAAAATATTGGTCTACATCAATACTAGATCGACGATTTAATGCCAAAAAAGGAGAAGCAGCGATTTCATCATCAGTATATTCTTCTGGCGTATATGTCCAAAATAAATCACAAATACTTAAAATGTACTTGGGGAAAATAGATAATAATGAAAATGCCCCTAGCGGATTGGCTAGTATACTCTCAACGAGTTTATTATATGGGTCATCATGACGTTTCCATTTATTTTTTATTATTGAATTGAAAACTTTATTTAGTTCTTGTTTTATTTCAAACGCTCCATTTATTATAGTTCCTATAATCTCCTTTCCTTTTTCTATACGGGTAAAATATTTATCATTTTCAATAGAAAACTGATAGTACTCTAGGGCAATTAAAGCCGCATATCGTGTTGTTTCTCCTCTATTGTTTTTTGATGTCCAGTCATAAATAATTGGTATTATAAATCCTATATCATAGTATGGTATGGAAGAAAGATTGTCATATATGAATTTAATAAAAATTCCCCATCCATTACCTTTTGGTTTTGTAGGAATATATTCCATTTTTAAAAAATCTGATTTTTTATTGCCTAATTCACGAAACTGCGAATAATCAACTTCCTTGCATGTAATTTGTAATCTGGAAGCCGTTCTTTCTAATAAAACAAAATTATTTTCCATTAACCTTTGACTGAATGTACTAAAAAACACTGATGAATAATTTGATAAAAGTACAGATACAATAACTTCATCCTTCCAACAGTTTTCAATTTCCTCTGAAAGCAGTGTATATTCGATAAGTTTTATAGAATCATTATTATTTTCAAAAAGTTTTTCAGATAACCAAGATCTAAAACTTCTCCTAATAGGCAAAGAGTGTCCAATATTTTCAAAAAACGATTTGATAGAGTATTTTGTAACAAATGCCGATTCAATAATTTTATTAAGTGCCCATTCTTCATATATATCATGGGCAATGAAATAATATGTACCTTCTCTTCCTAAAATACCATCTTTAACTAATTCCATTTCAAATCCAAAACTGTTTCCAGTCGTGAAAAATGTTCCTGTTTTCAAACAACTATGTACAGTCAGTAAAAAGCATTGTTCCCTTTCAATTTTGCCATTTTTTATTCTTTTGTTCCATAAAGATTCTTTAAATTTCGTATAATCTAGTCCATGCATATCTGAATAATGTTTTAAATATTCGCTTAGATAGAAAGGGGTATGAATAAATGTCAATATTTTCTCGTCACTCGGTAATTTAAACATATAGTCATTTGAGATAGATATTAAGTCTTGCTCAGTCAATGGATTAACCCGTATATGCAAAGGGGCAAATTGGTAAACTTCCAGAATAAAGTTATATAAATCATCAAGATATGAATCTTGTGCAGTAAAAATGATTTTCCAGCTTTCTTTAATACAAATTAGAAGCAGATCCTTAATTGGGTCTGAATTCTTGATATCGAGAAGTTTTTCTGCCGAATCAATAATGAATAATTTATCTTGGGCGTTTCTTAAGATATCGAAAAAAGATCGGGCATTCGATTCTTTGAAAATATCATCCAATGTTTTTAAATCAAATTCTGTTGCCCGAAATAAAAAATATGGTTTATTTTTATCCATATTATAAAGTTGTTTTATTATAGCTGTTTTTCCTACACCACTTTTTCCACTGACAATGATAACCTGATTATTACTTTCCTGAATTTTTTTAATATCTGCTAATCTATCAATACAAATACTTTCTTCGCCAAATTTAATATCACTATGAATTGGGGATAGAATATTTTCTGTATGATATTTTAATCGTCTTATTGTGTCTATAACAGATGGATTTTGTGTGAAAAAATAAGATAATATATCATCATGATTTTGGACGACAGTAAGCGATTTGAAATAGTTGTCGTCACGCCATTCGATTTTAATATTTAAGTCGTCGGCTTTTTTTTCCAGCTCTATTTTTACTTTTGGCTCATTTTGTGTTTTATTTTTCCCCCACTTCTGGTTAGTATATATTAATAATTTAGTCAATTTAGGATAATACTGTCTCGTTTTTTCTAAGGTTTTTATTAGTTCATTCTTTCTCGTTGTTAGAGAAACATCATAAAATTTTGCCTGAAATCCAATAAAGTCATTTTCTACTTCGATAGGTTCATGTTCAATAGCGGCTTGATTAAAATAGCCAATTATACCATTAGGTTTATTATATTCTGAACAAAACAATAAATAACATAGCCATTCAAAATTATCCTGAGGATTATCATTGAATTTTGCTGAAAAGATTCGCCAGTTTGTATTAATCATTTATCAAACCTAATCATTCTGTTACCTCAAGCCTGAAAACGCTGTAAAAATGCAGGGTCGTCTCTGACAATTTCAAGCAGGCGGCGGGATGTGCCTTCGGGTTTGTTTCTGCCGTTTTCCCATGCTTCTACCGTTTTTGGAGAGACGCCGAGTGATCCGGCAAACATAACTTGGCTTAATCCGGTTTTTTTTCGGATTTGTTTTATATCTTCGTTGTTGAAGGTGGATACTGGTTTTATGGTTAGTTTTGTTTTGCGGGCGGTGATTTTTCCCTGCTGATAGTCAACGGC